GATCTTCAGTATATGAATAAACTAAGTAAGCAGGATCAACATATTCTGTTCTAATACCCTCACTTTTATTAAAATTAGTTTTAACACATCCTATACCTAATACTGTTAAATCATAGTTAAATCTTCTACGAATTAAATCCCATTTATTATTAGCAAGAACGTTATTAATAGCTTCTTCTTCTGCAATCTCAATAGATTGTTTATAAGATAACTGCATGTGTAAGTCTAACTCTTCTTTTGTTTCTGGCAACTCATCTTGTGGAAGAGGAGAAGCAGAAAAATCTTGACCAGTTATTCCATTAGCTTTCATAACTAAATCCTGAGAGTACATGTCTCTAAGTATTGATTGAGCGTAAGAAGTTCTAGCTTGTAAAGACTCTGGATCTTGAGCGTATGCTTTTATATCATAAGTCTTTTGTGACATACCATTAACTACTATATCTACAAATTTAGATATAACAGGTATTGGTTTCCAGTCTATGTTAAGATAAGATAAATCACCATTAGTTGCTAATTCATCTTTATATTTTTGTACAGATTGTTCTCCTCTAGCATATAATCTTAATTGGTGGAAATTATTCCAGTTAGTTAAGTATCTATTACCGGTAGTTCTACCTTGATCAAACCATTCTTGTTCTATAGCACGTGAAACCTGAAGTCCATATTCTTCAGAAGCTTTAACCGCATCAGGTACCACCTGACTAGGAAATGCGCTATTTGTATTTGTGTATATATTCATTTATTATATATTTTTGATGAAGAACCTGTATTATCGTATTTTTTAATTCCTAAATTATATACCTGTCTAACAATAGGAGCTGAAGGTGTATATCTATTTTTGTTACAAGCCATTATAGCTAAACCAGAACTAATAGAAGCGTCATACTTTGTTCTATCATTAATATTAAATCTAGCCCAGTCATTTAATGTTCTATTAAAGTACATATCTCCAAAACCATCTTCACGCATACCAACGTATTCTTCTATATATGATTCTATAGCGGCCGCGTGAGCTTGTTTTATATCTTCACTTGAGTTTGGTATACCCCCAATGTCTCTTTCTGTTATAGAGAGTTTATTCCAAACTTTGTCTGGTCTATTCATAGAGTAACCTCTATAACCTCTTCTTTTAAAATGAAATAGTAATCTAGGTTTATTATTCTCAGCTAGTATAGGCATTCCATAAAATACACAAGCCATCAAAACTTCTTCAAAAAATATCTCAGCTGTTTGAGGTCTTGCAATGTATTCTAAAAAGAAACTATTAGGTGGAACATCTTCCATTGAGAATTTAGTTAATCCACTCAAAGCTCCATTAGATCCTTTACCATCTACCGTTCCTGATATATCATAAGGGTCACATCCAAAAGCGCCACAATGTTCATTACCTGGATATTTAACACCATTTCTAATTACAACGTGATTTTGTAAGTGTAATGGTGGAACCCAAGAAACTAAAAACCTACCATCTTTATTAGGATAAAATATTACCCTAGTATCTGGTATACCGTTTTCCCATTGAAAACTTCCTCTAGTTAATACATTTGTATTTCTTAAATCTTCATTATAATCTATCTGTTCGTATATTCTAGTTAGATTAAATAAAGACTGTTTAGTCTCATCTCTAAAAGCATGTTGTTCTGTTCTTGGAAACTGACGATAGTATTCATTTAAACCGTCTTGATCTGACTTTAAACCATCAACTTCATTCTGCCAATGTTCTATAACACCATATTCAATCCAATTACCATCTACACCTTTAACTGCTTCTTTTGGAGTATCGAATACAGGTAACCCATAAGTATCAATGAATCCCTCGTAGGACCATTCCATAGGTATGAACAAACTATATAATCCTGAACTAGTCTGTCCATTGCGGTTTCTTTTTGTAACATCAGAGTTGTAATAAAGAGTTTTAAAATTTTCTCCTCCTTTATCTAAAGCGTTTGATGTTGAACCCATCATACACTTACCAATAATTCTACTACCTAATCTTAGAGTTGTTTTTGTAACCCTCCAGTTGTTTAATATATTATCAGGTCTCTCCCATTTTCCACTTTCATCATGTACTAATAGTTTTAACTTTTCACCGTCATAACTATTATCCCCAGTATTCTTCCAGTCAATAGTTGTATCAAGACCTTCCATATCAGTAGCAAGATCGTTATTATCTAACTTTCTTCTAGTTAATTTAGAAGCAGGTATTCTATATGCTAATTCTGTTTTAGGTCTATCCATACCATCTTGGATAGGTTTAAAAAAGAAAGGATAGTTAATTGATATTGGTACTACTTTATCTGTAAACATTTTTTTAGCATCTGCTCCAGACTTAGACAATATACCGAATCTTGAATCACTAGATATTGTCGCTAAGTTTACTAATTCAGCAGATGACATAAATGAAAATCCAGAACGTCTATTTTTTAAATAACACATTCCATAACATCTAGAATCTGCTTTGCAAGCTTCCCAAAAAATAAAGAACAATCTATTTGACTCTCTATAATCTGGTGCTCCAACGTCAATTTTACTCCATTGAAGATACATATAATGTGTACCTGTTATGTAAGTTGGTTTACCATTATTATAAAAGAACAAACCTTCTTCTCTATATTTAAACTCGTTATCTATGTAATCATACCAACGATCTTTAAAAGCATCTGTTTGTTTATTCCAATCAAATGTACTTTTAATTTTACCTATTTCTTTTGGGAAATCCATTTGTTCCCAATATTGCTCTTCCTTTTTATTAGACCTGGAATAAGCGTCTTCTACAAGTGGTAATGCTATTTTTAGATTTTGGATTTCAATGATTTCACCAATCTTTCCAGTCTTACTAATAACAACCACGTCATGATCCTTATCATACCCATATTTCCATTTATTAAGACGGTTGTTTTGTTTTATAACACTAGATTTTATATAGTCTGGTATTATTTTGTATAGTGATTGTTCGTACATTACTTAGATCTCCCTTCTGCAAATCCTTTAAATACTTTAGTCTCTATCTCCTTATCACCTTCTTTTAGTAATTTTTCCTCTTCTTCTATTCTACTTAGAATTTCAAAAGCATCAAATATGGCTAATTTCTTTGTTGCAGCTGCATTTTTTAACTTATCCGCTGACAAATCGTCTTCTCCATTATCTAATATTGCCTCTTCAGCAACTTTAATTAACTCGAGTACTGCTTTGTGTCCAGCTAGGATTATATTCTGCTTCGTCTCCTTTACGTTCATATTTAATTACAATATCATTAGATTTCATACAATAGAGTCTTTGTCCTTCAATAACAAAGTCAAATTCCCCAAACGGGGTATATCCAACAAGGTCTCCCTCGTTTATTTTAAGCGCTTCTAACGAACTATTTCCGTATTTTAATATACCAATAAGGTTCTGTTCTTTATTAAGCTTTAAACTGTCATTATTTTTAAGTGGTTTTATAAAGCATCTGTCACCAAAAGCCTTCCACTTATCATCATTTTTATATAAATAAATCTGATCTATGTCGCAGAAATATAGATTATCCATGAAGAATGCTCTACTGTTTTTCTGTTTACCTCTTATATCATAAAATCTTCTAAAAACATTATGATGAATAACTACTAAATCTCCAACTTTAATATCAGTAGAATAAGCTAGCGGGACCGAAACGATCTCCGCTAAGTTATTCACAGATTTAAAACTTTCTATTTTGGTATTTATTATAAGGTCTTTACCGTCTATCTTTATTTTATTATTGTATCTTTCACCTACTGGCTTTACAATAAAACTAAATACACTTGTCATCAATATTCTAAATCGTATTCTATTGAAATAGCCATATTAGCGTTAAAGGTTTTCCAAGGCATTACCTCGTCTCCTTTTTTTATGTATATACTATATGATGAGTCTTTATCATCTAACTTTATATAAGTTATTTCATGACCTCCGTATACTTGCTGTCCAATAGAATAATGCATTGCTTCATTCTTGTAATCAGATCCTATACTTATCTTTCTAATTACAGAATCCATTATTTTTCTTCTTTCGTATCAACAACTACTTCAGCAGGTTTTTCTACCTCAACATAAGTACCGTCTTCTACATTGATGTTAATATCTCCGTATTCAGCATGTAGTTCAGACTTAAATTCTTCTACTGATTTATTTACTTCAGCTATCTGATGTAATAAACCGTGTTTTTGAGATTCTAATAGTCCGATGTTTGTCAGTAAAGAGTTTATTTCTTTTTGTTGACCTACAATAACGTTTAATTGTTCTTTTTTAATTTGTTTTACTACTTCCATTTTAGTTAATTTAATTGTTAATTGTTATTTATGATAATGTTAAAAGATATTTTAATTTTGCTGTTTCTCCAGATAAAGCTTGAGCTAAGTTTGATATATCACCAAATTTTGCCGTATCTCCATAAGTTTCTAAATCTTTAGAAAATTTCATTACTTCATCTGCTATTTTCATAGAATCTGCTTTTGGATTAAT